GCTTTTTTTGATCTGGACGGCTTTGGTAAGCCTTATCCTTCATCTTAGCTACTGTATCTTTTCTGGACATCTTCGTATTATATCACACCCTAGCACAGCTTTGTTATTTACGAGCACAGCTTCGCCATTGTACGAAGCACGGACTGCGTAGACCATAGAGGTCGGACTAGGTATTATCGATCATTTATCCTTAAGCAGCAGCGTTATTTTATATTCTCCTTCATGCTATTTCAGGGAGAATAACCTATAGTTCGCGGAGAATCCCATATCTCGGCGAGCTGCGTTCGTAGTTTAATGTCTTACCAGGTGCTACCTGAAGTACCGTTTGCACCCTTGACATTGGGCTTGCACTAGGACTATGGTGATTTGTATAGTATCATATGAAATTCATACTTTTTAGATAAATGCAAGAAAAAACTGAAAAAAACTTACTTCAAGCTGAAATCGCAGATGCTGTGCAGGCATACGCGGAGGAGATGCAGCTGAAGAAAGTGAAGTCCCTTGCGGTGTACGACCCCGAAAAGGTAGCTAGGGTGCTGTATCTTTTCAGTACGGGTAGCACGCAGACCAGGATAGTAAAAAAGTACGGAGTGCACAGAAATACAGTTGTAAATATTTTGGTGGAGTTCGCGGATCATTTGAGCAGATTCAAGGAACTCGGTGGTAAACTAGCAGCAAAGAGCTACATGCATCTAAGTAGCCTTGAGGAAGATCTGATTCAGAAGGTGCGCGAGCGCATGCAGGATGACCCCGAAATGAAAGTTAGCTTCAAGGATCTCAAGGAACTAAGCATAGCAAAAGCCAATGCCGCTCGGGAGGCTTTGACCGCTCGCGGAGAGGCAACGAACATCAGCGAAGAGCGCAAGGTGTACACGCAGGAGGACTACGAGGCAACTATCAAGGCTGCTAAAGACAGGATACGAGAAGCTAGAACTATAGACGCTGAGGTGCAGGATGCCTAGATCGATAACAGACCCCAGCTATGACCCCATCTACGATCAGGTCAGAGGGATCCTGGGAGAACATTTTGATAACTACTGCTTTGTAGTCATGGACGAAAGCGGAGACATCTTCTACGATTACAATCATCTGCCTGCAGGAAAAATGCTTCTAGAAGAAGCAAAGAGAGAAATCAATGCGCACAATATTGAAATTGAGTGGATTGATGAAGATCCAGAGGAACCAGAGAAAAATGATTGAATTCACAAAGCATGCAATCCTGCAGCCGCCCACTGATGAGGAGATAGTGCTTCTAGGAGAGAAGGACCCGAAATTATTGTCCGAGTTGCACAGGGCGCACGAAGGTAGAATCCGTGCAGCGCAGGAGGATCCCTTGCGGTATGGATTTGAGCTTCCTGGATGGGACAGGATTAGAGAAGCATTGCAGGACTACAATGAAGTTATTACCTTCGGCGGGAACAGAAGCGGCAAGACCACTGGCTGCGCTAAACTTCTAATGCAAGCGGTAACTAGCTGCGATGACGGGCATGTAGTTTGTTTCAGTCAGAATGCAGATACCAGCGTTAAGGTGCAGCAGGCTGCAGTCTGGGAGATGATGCCGAAGGAGTTCAGGAAGAAGACCAAGAGCATAGATGGTTACATAAATTATAGTATGCAGAACGGGTTCACTGGAAGTAGTTTCATCTTCCCTGACACCAAGACTAGAGTAGATTTCAAGACTTACACTCAGTTCAGCAATAATCAAACGATATTGGAGGGTTTCGAGTTCGGGTTCAACGGGTGCAGTGCATTGAATATAGGGGCATGGTTGGATGAATACTTGGGAGATGCTGCCCTGGTGAATACATTGAGATTTAGACTCGCTACAAGAAACAGTCGAATGCTCCTTGGTTTTACCCCCATTGACGGATATACACCTTTTGTGTCGGAATATCTGAAGGGTGCAGAGACGCTGCAGGTTCGTCAGGCTGCATTGCTAGAAAGAGATGTTCCTGTGCAGCAATACAGTCCAAGCAGAGATGCAGGAATAGTGTATTTGCATTCGGACGAGAACCCTTTCGGCGGATACGACCGCATAGCGAAAGATCTCAAGAATAGTTCAGATGATGAAATCCTGGTGCGTGCATACGGAGTTCCCGTGAAGAGTATGACCTCTCTGCTGCCCATGTTCAGCACCTCGGTGAACGTACTTTCGGACAAACCCAATAGGCACGGGATGCAGATGCCTGACTTCACGGACAAGAAGCGCTACACCTGCTACCACATCGTGGACCCTGCGGGAGCTAGAAACTTCAGTTGCATCTGGGCGGCAGTATCGCACGACAACGTGTACGTCATCAGGGAGTGGCCCGATAGAGATACTTACGGAGAGTGGGCTATCTTCGGGGATCCCAAGTGGAAGTTTGGTCCAGCCGCAAAGAAGATAGGGCTTGATATAGCTTCTTATGTTTCTTTGTTCGAAGAAATCGAAGAAGAGCTGCAGATAGAGGTGCAGGAGCGCGTAGGGGATAGTAGGTACTTTGCCAGAGAGAATGAGAACAATGAGGATCTATTCACTGTATTTGCCGACTACGACATGCACTTCATCCCTAGTTCTGGCAAGCATGAGGACACTGGTATAGCCGCCCTGGACGAATGGTTCGCGTACAACCCAGATGCAGAACTTGACAAAGCGAACAGCCCAGTGTGCTATATTGATTCTTCATGCAAGAACTTAATCGACAGTCTATTGAATTATTCCGCGCAAGGAAAGAGCGACGAACCACTGAAGGACTTCTTTGACCTTATGAGATACTTGCGCATGATGAATGCTGGAGACGGACCAGATCACTACGACAAGAATTTACTTCAGCAGCAAACCAAAAAAGGAGGATATTAGTGAAAGAAAGATTAACGACCCTAATGAAGAGATACGAAACTGAGTACAGTTTTGAAGAGTCCCTAGATATTGCAAAGGACAAGCTGGATGATTCCATGATAACTGGCTCCAAGAAAAATACGTGGATTAACGAGGAGGGTGCAGAAATACTAAAGACGGCCCTGCATGTTCCAGAAGTCGTACCAAAGCATTGGAAGGGGCAAGTAATTAGATTTGCTCCTAACAAAAGTTATGTATACTGCAAGATAGAGGGGCTAGATAGTGTTGTTCCAGTTATAGTTCCGCGAAGGTTCAGAGAATACATGCTAGGAAAAAGAATCAATATTGAAGAAATAAATGATGGTAACCCCAGCTACAGATACATCAAAGAAAAGCTATTTGATTGATTCAGAAGAGGACATTACCCTTGATGAAGATTGGATCAACGAGCAGGTTGATAGATTACTAGCTTGGGAGTTAATGACCAGAGCTTTAACTCTTAATACAGAAGAGGTTCCTCCAGAAAAATTATGTGATATGATAGGAGTGCCGAAAAATTACGTTTTTGAGGTAATCAAAAAAATTAGCAACAGATGCCAGAAGACCTCTCCGACTCACTAACATACTTCACTTCAGAGCCGAATGTATCCGCGCTTCGCCGCGCATACGATCAAACTAACCTGGAACTGGAGCCATACTTCGATCAATGCAGAGAAGCATACGACGACAGGCACAACATATGGCCTGGAAAGAGTCAAGATCTCCGCAAGCACGGAGCCGATGCATTCCCATGGGAGGGAGCCTCCGATATGGAGTGCCATGTCATTGAGGAGCGCATTACAAAACTGGTAGCATTTTTTATGACTGCATTGCGCCGAAGCAACGTGCGTGCTTACCCAACGGAGGGAACAGATGCAGCCCGCGCAAAAACCGTATCCAGCTTTTTGAAGTGGATGGTTTCTTCTGGTTATATACCCAGGTTCATGCAGGAGATGGAACTAGCTGCCAATTACCTGCTGGAGCGCGGAATATTGATAACCTATGTAGGGTGGCAAGCTGAAGATCGCAGAATTATTCAAAGACTTAGCCTGGACCAGATACAGCTCAATGCCCCCGAAATAACTGAAATGCTGGAGGAGGGAGACGATGAAAGTATCATCGGCATGCTGCAGTCCGCTTATGAAGGAGTCACTCAGAAACGAGCAAAGAAGGCTATAAAGCAACTGAAGAGAACTGGATTCGCAGAATTACCAGCAGTGCGAAGAACTGTAGATGCTCCTGAGGTGCGCACTCTTGCTGCTGATGGAGATTTTTTATTTCCTAGTTATGTTACCGATCCGCAGCGCAGCCCTTATTGCTTCTGGAGAACTTACTACACGGCACAGCAACTAGAGAATAAGGTAATTACTGAAGACTGGAACGAGGAGTTCGTGCAGACTGTTATTGATCGATACAAGGGCGTAAATGTAGATAGTATCGAAGTCGAGCAGGAAGGCCGAAGATTTAATTTTACAAATAAGAATAGCACCTATGAAGCAGACGAGCTCATAGAGATTGTGCATGCATATCAAAGGTTAATTGATCCAGAGGATGGATCCGAGGGTATATACTGCACTATTTTTCACAGAGAGTTCCAGTCCAGCACGGAGGTGGATTATGCCAAGTTCGAACTGATGAACGGGTACGATGACTACCCAGTCATTGTCACTAGACTTTCGAACAATAGCAAACGACTCTATGATGCTACTTCCATCCCAGCGCAACTGAAAGGATTGC